CAGAAGATATCGTAGTCCCATATGGCGCATCCTCTTTGGAAACTGCAGAGCGTGTAACGCACGTCATGCGCAAGACTAAGAACGAATTGCGTCGTCTGCAAGTGTCCGGCTTCTACCGCGATGTTGATATGGACGACCCGTCTGACGCATTGGACGAAGTCGAGAAGAAGATCGCCGAGAAGATGGGCTTCCGGGCTACAACTGACAACCGGTACAAGATCCTTGAGATGCACGTTGATCTGGATCTGGCTGGCTTTGAAGATGAAGACAAGAATGGTGAAGAGACCGGCATTGCTCTGCCGTACGTTGTTACTATCGAGAAGGGCACTAATACTGTTCTGTCGGTACGTCGCAATTGGAACAAAGACGAAGAAGAGGAAATGGACGTTGAGCCAGATGTCACGCTCAAAACCAAACGCCAGCATTTCGTTCACTACGGCTATATTCCGGGCTTCGGCTTCTACCACTTTGGCCTGATCCATCTGATTGGCGCGTTCGCTAAATCGGGTACATCTATCATTCGTCAGCTGGTTGACGCTGGTACTTTGGCTAACTTGCCGGGCGGCATGAAGTCTAAAGGTCTTCGTATTAAGGGCGACGATACTCCAATCGCTCCGGGTGAGTTCCGCGACGTTGACGTAGCTTCAGGGTCTATTCGCGACAATATCTTACCGCTTCCTTACAAAGAGCCAAGCCAAGTATTGATGACGCTGTTGAATCAGATCATTGACGAAGGCCGTCGCTTTGCTGGTGCAGCGGATCTGCAAGTCTCGGATATGTCGGCTAACTCCCCAGTTGGGACTACGCTGGCGATTCTGGAACGCACACTGAAAGTAATGTCAGCGGTTCAGGCGCGTATCCACTATTCGATGAAGCAAGAGTTCAAGCTTCTGAAAACGATCATTCGTGACTACACCCCGACCTCGTATGACTACGATCCAGTTGAAGGTAGCCGTCGGGTTAAGCAATCGGACTATGACCTAGTCGAAGTAATTCCGGTCAGTGATCCAAATGCTGCGACCATGTCTCAAAAAGTTGTTCAATATCAAGCAGTTATGCAGATGGCCCAGATGGCTCCACAGATTTATGATCTGCCGGAACTCCACAAGCAGATGCTGGAAGTCCTTGGTATTAAGAACATCGGCAAGTTGATACCTACCGAAGCTGACGAGAAACCACGTGATCCTGTGTTCGAGAACATGGCTGTCCTGAATATGAAGCCGGTCAAAGCGTTCATGTATCAAGACCACGAGGCACATATCACTGTCCATATGGCGGCTATGCAAGATCCGAAGATCGCGCAACTGATGGGCCAAAACCCACAAGCCCCAATGATTCAGGCGGCAATGATGGCTCACTTGAACGAGCACATCGCATTCGCCTATCGTCAGAAACTCGAAGAGCAAATTGGCGTACCGCTTCCTTACACTGATAAGGACGATGCCCCGATGGATAAAGACATGGAAGTTGAAGTGTCCCGTTTGGCAGCAGCAGGAGCTCAAAAACTTCTGGCCGCAAACCAAGGTGCAGCTGCACAACAGCAAGCACAGCAACAGGCACAAGACCCACTCGTCCAGATGCAGCAAGAAGAATTGCAGATCAAAAAAGGCGAACTCCAACGTAAAACGACCAAAGATCAAATGGACGCAGCCGCTAAAGCTGACCAAATTGAAATCGAAAGGTTACGAGTTGATTCGCAACGTGAAATCGCTGGCTTACAGGTTGGCGCTAAAACTGCGAAAGATAAGGCTGATTTGGAGGCACGTACGGAGTCTGAGGGTATTCGCCTCGGTTCCCAGATTGCTAAAGATCATGCGGCCCTTCAATTGCAGCACGCCCAGATGAATAAGCAGACCCCTAAAAAAGGTGAATGATGGACAAAGCTTTCGAAATAATTGTCGATAAGATTTGCGACAAACGAGTTCAAATCGCAGACGCCTTGGTCAACGGATCGGCCAAGGATTTTGCGGAGTACCGAGCACTATGTGGTGAGGTTCGGGGTCTTCTCACTGCACAGAGTTACATCGAAGACCTTGCAAGACGAATGGAGCAATCTGATGACTGACATAGTAATCGCTACAGAAAGCGGTGAAACCTCAACACTGCCACAAACAGGTGAAGAGAAAGCAATGCAACTCCCTGAACCGTCGGGCTACCACATCCTTGTGGCTATTCCTGATGCAGAAGAGAAATATGAGAGCGGCCTTATCAAGTCAGATATTACTCGGCATCACGAGGAAGTATTGGCTACGGTGTTCTTTGTTGTGAAGATGGGTCCAGATTGCTACTTGGACAAAGCGAAATTCCCAACAGGTCCTTGGTGCAAGCTAGGTGATTTTGTCTTGTGTCGTCCTAATTCTGGTACACGAATGAAGATTCATGGCCGTGAGTTTCGCATGATCAACGACGATTCTGTTGAGGGTACAGTTGAAGATCCACGTGGCATCAGCCGCGCATAAGGGGTAAAAATGTCAGATAATAAAATGGAAATGGTGGAATTTGAATTCCCCGATGAAATAGAAAAGAAAGGCTCCGCTAGGGTTGAGGACGATGATGTTGATCTGATTATCGAAGACGACACTCCTGAGCAAGACCGCAATCGTGCCCCACTGCCAAAAGAAATCGTCAATGAGCTAGAAGACGACGGTCTGGAAGATTACTCTGAAAAAGTAAAAATCCGGATGAAGCAGATGAAAAAGGTTTGGCATGATGAGCGTCGGGAGAAAGAACAAGCCCTGCGTGAACAGCAAGAAGCCGTTCGCTTTGCCCAGAAGATGATGGAGGAGAATAAGAACCTCCGTAATAAATATATTGAAGGTGAGAAGTCCTACATCGATACGTACAAAAGTGCGACTGAGATGGAAATGGAAATGGCTCGCCGAGCGTATAAAGAAGCTTATGATGCGGGTGATACCGACAAGCTGATTGACGCTCAAGAGAAGTTGTCTAATGCAAATTTTAAGTTGCAAAAGGCAAAAGACTACATTCCTGCTTTACAAACGCAAGAAAGTAGCGTAAATAGTAACCTTGAGGCCCAAGTACCTCGTCCTGACCCTAAAGCTGCTGCGTGGCAAGAGCGCAACACATGGTTCGGTCAGGACGAGGAAATGACTAGCCTAGCACTTGGCCTACACCAAAAGCTAGTCAAGGAGCATGGTGAGCATTACCCGTCCACCAACGAGTACTGGTCCACCGTAGACGCCACAATGAAGCGTCGGTTCCCCGAACAGTTTAATGACAAAACGTCAGAGGTTGAAAGACCTGCTGCACGTACAGAAAAACCAGCCACGGTCGTTGCCTCGGCAACCAGAAGCACATCCTCCAAAAAGATGATGCTAAAGCAATCGGAAGTTGCGCTTGCTAAAAAACTTGGCTTGACCCCAGAGCAATACGCCCGTGAAAAAATGAAAATGGAGGCCAAAAATGGCTGAAAACAGACTTAGTCGTGAACTTGAATCTCGTGTCGTGTCGGAGCGCCCTAAGCAGTGGGCTCCAGCAGAGCTTTTGCCAGAACCAGATAAGCAGCCGGGATTTGCGTATAGATGGATTCGCGTCGCTACACTTGATAAAGCAGACCCACGTAACCTCAGCGGAAAACTCCGTGAAGGTTGGGAGCCAGTCAAAGTAAACGAACAACCGAAATTCCAACTGCTAATCGATCCGAATAGTCGCTTTAAGGACAATATCGAAATCGGTGGACTGTTACTTTGCAAGACGCCGTCTGAATTTGTAGAGCAGCGTAATACCCATTACGCCAATCAAACGCAAGCTCAAACAGCAGCTGTAGATAACGGTTTGATGCGAGAGAACGACCCGAGGATGCCTCTGTTTTCTGAACGGAAATCTTCTACGTCGTTCGGTAAAGGACGTTAACTTTTCAAACTTAGGAGCTTAAATGGCTTATCCAACTGTATCCGGCCCTTACGGCCTAAAACCGGTCAATTTGATCGGTGGTCAGGTATTCGCTGGCGCAACCCGTCAGATTGCTATTACCACTTCGACTGTCAACTACGCTACCGCAATTTTTTACGGTGACATGGTTCAACTTTCGGCTGATGGTACGCTGATCGTGTCGACCCTTGCTGGTCAAGACACTGTTGTTCCCGGCGTTGTTGGCGTGTTTCTGGGCTGTACTTATACAAACCCAAGCACCAAACAACCGATCTTCGCCCAGTACTGGCCCGGCGCAGCTTCTGGCATCACTGATGCTGTGGCTTATGTTTCGGACGATCCTGATCAACTGTATCAAGTCGCTTCTGTCGGTGCTTCGGCTGGCACGACTGGTCTGGTAATTAACCCTGTTAGTCAAACCGCTATCGGTGCCAATGCAGTTCTGGTTCTGAATACTGGTTCGGCCACCACGGGCGATTCTAAAGTTGGTGCTTATGCTAATAGCGTAACTACCGCTCTGCCACTGCGTGTTGTAGCTGGTGTTCCAGATACCGCAGTTTCGACCGGGTTCACCGAACTGATCGTTAAGATCAACTTTGGTTACCATTCATATTACAACGCCGTTGGCGTATAAGGAGCTAAATAATGGCTATTTCACGCGCACAACTACTTAAAGAACTGCTCCCGGGCTTGAATGCACTGTTCGGTCTGGAGTACGCCACCTACGGTGAGCAACACAAAGAGATCTACGAAACTGAGACCTCCGAGCGTTCGTTCGAAGAAGAGACCAAGCTGTCTGGCTTCTCCGCTGCACCTGTTAAGAACGAGGGCTCTGCCATCGCTTATGACAATGCACAAGAAGCATGGTCGGCTCGCTACCAACACGAAACTATCGCTCTGGGTTTCTCCCTGACCGAAGAAGCAATCGAAGATAACCTGTACGACTCACTGTCGGCTCGTTACACGAAAGCTCTGGCTCGTGGTATGGCTTACACCAAGCAAGTTAAGGGCGCTAACGTCCTGAACAACGGCTTTACCGCTGGCTATAACGGCGGTGATAACGTGCCTCTGTTCTCAGCTCTGCATCCGTTGATTTCTGGCGGTACCAACAGCAACGTTCCTTCGACCCCAGCTGACTTGAATGAGACTTCTTTGGAAGCCGCTGTTATTCAAATCGCCGCATGGACCGACGAGCGTGGCCTGCTGATCGCTGCTAAGCCTAAGAAGCTGATTGTTCCGCCAAGCCTGCAATTCGTTGCAACCCGCTTGCTGGAAACTGAACTCCGCGTCGGTACTAACGACAACGATATCAATGCAATCAAAAACAACGGTTCGGTTTCGGAAGGTTACACTGTTAACAACTTCCTGACTGACAACAACGCTTGGTTCCTGACCACTGACGTACCTAACGGCATGAAACACTTTGTCCGTACGGCTATGTCTACTGGTATGGACGGCGACTTTGATACGGGCAATGTCCGCTACAAGGCTCGTGAGCGTTATTCGTTCGGCTGGTCAGACCCACTGGGTATGTACGGTTCTGCAGGTGCCTAAGCCACAAGCCTAGGTTCTATGTAGGTTGAGAGGGGGCTTCGGCCCCCTTTTTGTCGTCTCGTTCTTTTTGATGGTGTTTACGGTGGCAATTGCTGCACAGCACAATACACTTCTTAATCTCTTCGTACACATCAACCCAAGCACTATTACGGATTAACTTGTACAACTTCTTGTTACTAGGGTCTCGAACCGCGTGATGGAAGTCTAAGGTAGAAGGGTCGGATTCGCCACACACGGTACACACTAACGTAGCTTTATACGTTTTCCATTGCTGCCGGAACTTTGCCTTATATGCCTTAACTTTGTCACCAACTGCTTCTTTATGGCGAACATAGCTACGCCTATTGGATTCCCGTTGCGCATCTTTGTCTTTGTACGGCATACGTAGCTTCTTTGCTTGACACCTTAATAACTGCGGAGTATAAAGCATTTACTACCGGGAAATCCGGTGCGTACGAATGGCTCCCGGCCTGTTACATGCATATCGTCGCACTTAACTAGCATGTTAGGAAAATTCATCATGGCACTCTCAACTACCCAGAGCATCTGGCGTTCGGGCGGCGGCGACAATACTCGCACCGCATATTGTGGTTCTGGCGTTATGGCTGCTCAGTTTTACATTGCTGACGCATCTGTTGCTACCCCTACTAAAGTTCTGAACAAAGTTTCAGGTCAAAACCTTATTCTCCCGGCAGGTGCGGTTGTCCTGTCCGTGGCTATTAATAACGCGGGTTCGGGCTCTGTTGATCTTAACACCCTTGGCGTAACTTCTGCTACGGCTACTGCAGCTGCTATCGCTAACAACCTGTCGGTTGCTGCGCTGGGTACTGTTACTGCTGGCCTGACCAATACAGCTATTGCTGAGTTGAGCTATGTAACAGTCACGATTGATACTAGCGGTGCTGGTACTGTTGGTGGTTATATCACCTACTTCGTCGCAGACCCACTGGTTGGCCAACAGAACGTCTAATAGTCTCGGGGGCTTCGGCCCCCATTAAATCAAGGAGATTATTATGATGCAAACAGACGTCAAATCAGCTTCGTGCCCAGCGGGTGCGACTACAACTGCGTTTGCTGGACGTACACGGGTAAGGGCTATTGCATTCAGTCATAGTGCTACCCCCGGCGCGGTTGTAATTAATGACGGTACAGGTGGCACAGCGGTATTTTCGTACACAACCCCTGCGGTAGCCGAAGGCATGTATATGTTATTTCCCGGTGAAGGCATCTTATGTGCTACGAACGTATCAGTCGTTTGCCCAGCGGGTGTTGTTGCTACGGTGTTCTATGGCTAAGAAAACCCCATCCCTAGCAGTCGGTCGTGGCGAGAAGCTTCCGGTCAAGCAGGGGGCGGGTTTGACTGCCAAAGGTCGTGCTAAGTACAACAAAGCTACTGGATCGAATCTAAAGGCTCCACAGCCCGAAGGTGGTCCTCGTAAGAAATCATTCTGTGCTCGCATGAGCGGTATGCCCGGTCCAATGAAGGACGAAAAGGGTCAACCGACACGCAAGGCAGCTAGTCTAAAGAGATGGAAATGCTGATGGAACATCACGAAACTACTAAACACTTTCTTGATGCGCTGTCGCTAGTTACAGTGCTCGGAACACTTATGAGTATATTACCGTCGATAGCTGCGCTGGCCTCATTGGTGTGGTCTGTAATTCGCATTTTTGAAACCAAAACAGTCCAAGGTTGGCTTGGTAGGAGTGTTGACGATGCCGACAGTAAGTAAGAAGCAAGAACGTTTCATGCAAGCTGTGGCTCATAACCCCAAGTTTGCAAAAGCAGCAGGAGTCCCACAATCCGTGGGTAAAGAGTTCACTAAATCAGGAGATAGTAAAATGAAAGCTATGAAAAAAGGCGGCGCTATTGCCTCCAAGATGGGTACTGTTAAGACTGCCGCTCCTAGTAAAGATGGTCTTGCTATTAAAGGCAAAACCAAAGGCAAGCAGATCAAGATGGGTGGCGTCAAAGCTGCCGTTAAAGGCGGTAAGTAATCATGATGGCCTCACGGGGTATGGGTGACGTTAACCCAGCTAAAATCAGAACCATCCGTAAGAAGGATGGCAATGAACCCGTGAAAGTCTACAATAAGGGTGGTGAGGTGTGGGATAAGCCTAACCCCGCGAAGAAGTCCAAGAAGTTAAGCCCCGCTAAGAAGTCATCAGCGAAGGCCGCAGCAAAAGCTGCTGGTAGGCCGTATCCGAACTTAATTGATAACATGCGAATGGCGAAGAAATAATGGCATACACATCCGCTGTCACATCGTTTAACCCAACCCTCAACGAAATATTTGAGGAGGCGTTTGAGCGTGCTGGTAGTGAGTTGCGTACTGGCTATGACTTTAGAACCGCACGGCGTAGCCTCAACTATTTACTTGGTGAGTGGGCTAATCGCGGTATCAACCTGTGGACTATCGAGCAGGGTTCCATTGACTTGGTACAAGGGCAGACATCCTATGATCTCCCTGACGATACTGTAGATCTGGTTGAGCACGTTATTCGTACGTTTTCTAATGAAGGCCCTAACCAAACTGACTTGAACATTACGCGCATCTCAGTCTCAACCTACTCGACTATCCCTAATAAATTGGCGCAAGGTCGTCCGATTCAGGTGTGGATTAATCGACAGTCCGGCCAAAAGGTTGGGTCAGAGGCCGCTGTAGCTAAACACCCACAGATTAATGTATGGCCCGCTCCAGACCAAGGGGCAGTAGGTCAACCGTACTATGTGTTTTACTACTGGCGTTTGAAGCGTATATACGACGCAGGCAACGGCGTAAATGCTGTTGACATTCCGTTCCGCTTTCAGAATTGCTTAGTAGCTGGTCTGGCATACATGCTGTCGATCAAACTGCCTAACGCTGATCCTACACGCGTACAAGGGTTAAAGATGATGTATGACGAAGCGTGGGCGCTGGCGGCTGAAGAAGACCGCGAGAAAGCTGCTGTTCGTTTTGTTCCTAGACAGATGTTTATCTAATCATGGGGAATAAGTTTGCTAGTGGTAAGAACGCAATCGCCGAATGTGATCGGTGTGGGTTCCGCTACAAACTAAAAGAATTAAAGAAGCTGACGATTAAGACTAAACAGGTTAGCATTAAGGTATGTCCTACCTGTTGGGAACCGGATCAGCCGCAGTTGTCCTTGGGTATGTATCCTGTAAGTGATCCGCAAGCGTTGCGTGAACCTAGACCAGATACAAGTTATTACCAGTCAGGATTTAGTGGGTTGCATTTAACGACTAATACAGACTTTGGTGACCCAGAAGGCGGTAGTCGTGTGTTTCAGTGGGGCTGGAGTCCTGTTGGTGGGGCAAGCGCAAATGATGCAGGGTTGACGCCCAACTATCTGACATCACAAGGTATAGTAGGTAACGTGACAATAACGATTTCTTAGGAGTAAGACATGAAACACGAAGATATTAAACAAGACAAGCCAGTAATGGAAAAGATCGCTAAGACAGCGGTTAAAGGCCATGAGAAGAAAATGCATGGTATGAAAAAAGGTGGCGTCACTTCTGCTGAGATGAAGAAGATGGGTCGTAATCTGGCGCGTGCTGCTAATCAACGTAGCAAGTAATGGCTAAGAACATTTTACCGGCTTCGGCGTATGCCAAGCCCCACAGTATGTCTGGAGGTCCTATGAAGATAAATAAACCCGCTGACCCAACGAAGCAAGTTGCTGGTGATTTTAAGCCCGGCAAAGCTGCTGCGCGTGTAAGTTTGGGTGATCCGGCACGTGATGATGTTAAGACTAGCGGTATCAAGATTCGCGGTACTGGCGCTGCAACCAAGGGCGTAATGGCTCGTGGACCTATGGGCTAAGCATGACATACACTGAACTGTACGACGCGGTACTTTCTTACACACAAAACTACGAGCAAGAGTTCGCAGCGAATATCCCTGTGTTTGTTAAGCAGGTAGAAAAACGTGTCTACAATTCAGTGCAAATCCCTGCATTGCGTCGAAACCAAACAGGTGCGTTTACAACGGGCAATAAATATTTATCCGCCCCTGTGGACTTTCTTTCGGTGTACTCCTTAGCTGTTATTACAAACTTTGGCACAACCGGTGAGAACTATACATACTTACTTAACAAAGATGTAAACTTTATCCGTGCGGCGTATCCAAGTTCGTTAGATCAAGCTCTACCTGAGTACTACGCAATCTTTGGCCCGACCATAATAGGTAGCACCGTTACTACTGAGCTTTCGTTTATTGTGGGCCCTACACCTGACGCGGCGTACGCAGTTGAGATGCACTACTACTACTATCCTGAATCGATTGTTGATGCGGGTACTTCATGGCTTGGCGACAACTACGATCCTGTACTACTGTATGGCACTTTGGTCGAGGCAATCACCTTCATGAAGGGTGAGGCTGACATGGTTACGCTATACAATACAAAGTACCAAGAAGCTATAGCTCAATTAAATCGTCTGGGTACGGGTCTGGAACGCGGTGATGCATACCGTGATGGCCAAGCGAAGATTAAGGTTTCCCCATAATGGCTATTCAGCAAACACTGACGACAAGTTTTAAGCAGGAGATGCTGCAGGCTGGGCAGAACTTAGCTACGGACACGCTGAAGATGGCGTTGTATACGGGCTTTGCTTCTATCGGTCCGACTACTACAAGTTTCACAATCACTGATGAAGTGGTAGGTACAGGTTACACTTCTGGGGGCAAGACATTGACTGGCGTAGTTATTACCGCCAACCCAGACGGTACGGTGTACGTGAACTTTGATAACGTCGTGTGGCCTGCATCATCCTTTACGGCTCGTGGCGCACTGATCTACAATTCTACGCAGAGCAATAAGTCGATAGCTGTACTGGACTTCGGTGCTGATAAGACCTGTGTAAACCAGACCTTTACAGTAACAATGCCTGCAAATACTGTATCTACCGCATTACTGCGGTTCCCTTAAGGAAAAAATTATGAATACGCAAGCTGCATCGTACGGTGGTATTTTCACAGTGTCCTGCAAGGACGCAAACGGAAACGTTAAATGGGAAGAAGAGTTTCCTAACCTTGTAGTAAATACCGGGTTACAGAGCATGAACACGCAGTTTTTTAAAGGCGTGACTTACACGGCATCTTGGTTTATGGGTCTTGTTACAGGCCCCGGAGCAAGCAATGTATATTCCGCCGATGACACTATGGTGTTGCATTCGGGCTGGGCTGAAAATATTGCGTACTCACAAACTACCCGCCCTGCGGTTTCTTTTGGCACTGCAACAACTGCAGACCCATCGGTGATTAGCACATCGTCGGCGCTTGTATTTACCGTAAGCTCTTCAACTACAGTTGCTGGTGCGTTTCTTACTACGGACAATGCAAAGAGTGGTACCGCCGGAACTTTGTTTTCGGTTGGCAACTTTACTGTTGGTGACCGCCCTGTGGTCTCTGGTGATACTTTGAATGTTTCGTACACTTTCGCTGCTAACGCGGTATAACCAATGTTAGGCTTCTCCTCAATTGCAGCATCGCCTTTTGCGGCGATTAAGTTCTCTGTAGTTGAGGCTGTTAGCCTTTCCGAGGGTGTATCGGCGGACAGTAGCTTAGCTGTTATAGGCACGTCTCTTGTTGTGGTATCAGAAAACATAAGTAGCAGCGAAACTACCTCGGTATTTTCTGTTTTTGTATCGTATCTGCAAGAAGAAACGCAATTGCAAAGTTCGGAATCTACGCAAACATCGTTTAATGTTCTTGCGGCAGAATCCGGATTTGTTTTTCACTACTCCGATGTGAATACAGATTCTATTGTTAGTGTCGCAGAGAACATAGATGCGCAAGCGATAACTGCGGTTACTACTAATAGCAATGTAACGATGCAAGAAAACATTAATGTAGAAGACCTCCCTAGCAGAAGACTTCTTTGGGAATTAGTTAATGATGCGCAAGTTTCTAATTGGGGTGTAGTCAACGATGCACAAACACCTAATTGGCAAGACATTAACACCGTATAATTTTCACCTTAAATACTAGGTAGAGGCAAACATGGCATTAGTTCTACAAGATCGCGTACAAGAAACTACCAGTACAACTGGAACAGGAACCATTACCTTATCCGGCGCACTCGCGGGGTTTCAAGGCTTTTCTTCTGTAGGTAATGGTAACCAAACATACTACACAATATCGGATTCTAATACTGGCGACTGGGAAGTTGGCTACGGTACTTACACCTCATCCGGCGCTACGCTCTCCCGTACTTTTGTGTATTCCTCGTCTAATGCTGGCGCACTTGTTCCGTTTGGTGTTGGCGTTAAAGAAGTATTCGTAACATACCCTGCAGAACAAGCAATCTTTCAAGAAGTAAATGGTGACCTACGTTTGGTTGGCGGTGTTATTGGCCTTACTATTGATGGCACTTCAGGCACTACGTTACCAAACACAGCGTTCCAAGCCTTTACGACCGGCAATTACTACATGCAGTCGAACCAGCAGAACTTGTCCAGTGGGGCTGCGGCTTCCTCGGATTGGGTTGTAACTGCTAATAACGGTACCGACGAGGTTAACTACATGGATATGGGTATGGCCTCTAGTGGCTATAACACTCCAGAGTTCTCCGCATTTAAAGCTAACTCAGGCTACATACTTTCTACGGGCTCCGACCTTCGCATTGTTGCAGGTAAGTACGGCGCGGCTACTCCCGGCGCTCAAGATATTGTAATGGTTGCCGGTACCTTGCTGGATACTGAAGAGCGACTGCGCATTAAGGGTTTGACAGGTAACGTCATCATCGATGGCATCAACCCTACGGATACTGGTGAAAAGCTTCAGGTAATAGGTTCGACTAAATTTACAGGTGCATCAGCGTTCGGTTCCA